ACTTAAATCATTGCTTTCAATATAATTATCAACTCTTTCTTGTGATTCTGGATCATATACTTCTGAATTTGTAAAAAACTTATTTTGCTCAATAATAGGGCTAAATACTTTACTCCAATTAGCACTAAAAGTTTCACCAAATGATGGGCCTTCTCTGTCTTTTGGTAGTGCTGGTGGGCCTTTTACAAATGGAGCTGATGGTGTAATTTTAATTTCAGCCATTATCTTTGCTCTCTTTTTTCAGCTTGATATTTTTGTCTTTGCACTTCGTATGCTTCTTTAACAAGTTTTACATTACCATACGCAGATACTAACTTATTAAACTCTGGGTCTTTTTCAAATTCACTATAGGTCATATGCTCAAGTGTTGCATGATAATTAATAAAACCTTCAGCTCTAATTTTTGGCTGTGTGCTTTTTAATTTTGAAATAAACTCTTTATGAGCAGCACTTCTAAATTCATTACTGTAATCACCAACACGTTCTAAAGTCCAAGGTTTTCCACCAACTATTAAATTTTGATACGTATTATTTTCATCTATATATTGAGCATTATATTTTGGCACACCATTAGCAAAAGACATTAAGTCTGGTTTCCAAAATAAATCTGTATTTAAAACTTTATGCCCCTCTCTTGATAGCTCAATGTCTCCTAATTCAGATTTTGCTTGGTATTGCCCTTTAAATGATTGAAATATAGCTCTTACTATTGTTGGAAGTCGTAACCCTGTAACATCTTTTACCAATTCTTCAGCTTGCGCAAGCACACCTCCGCCTGTTAAAAACGGACTATATGCATCATCTTGTGCAAGTGCTCTAGTTAAAGCCATTCTGTTTGAAATAATATTCGTAGGTCGTATATGCGACGTTAAAGAATAAGCTGTTGCGCCATCTATGTGTGGAGCAATTACATTTGTATCTCTACCCATATTGTTTGTTTCAATATAATTATCAATAATAGTATCAACTTGTTCTTTTGTAATTTGTACGCCTCTTGCTTTTTGCATTTTAATTGCAATGCTTAATTCATTTCTAAAACTTGGAGATACATTTCTATCGTCAAATATGCTTTTTATATTTTTTAATTTGCCATCTGTAGATGCATTATAATCCGCTAAAACATCTTGATCTAAATTCCCATCATATTGCCTAAGTTCTGATATTACTAAGAATGGTGTAGTGTGTTCAGCTCTTGCTGTAATAACTGCTGCGTTATAATAAGCGTATGTTTCTGGTTTCATATTTCCTTTAAGCATGTCAATGTTATATAACATACCTTCTGAATCTACTTCTACGTTAGTCATTTCTTCAAATAAATTACCAGCTTTTTCAACTGTAATTTCATCCATAGAAGTAACAGCTGAATTAAAAAAGTTTTTAACAGCTGGAAACATAATGCCTTTCTTAAGCGCATCTGTTATCATTGGATAATTATCAATATTATCTGCAGTTAAAAATATTGTGTCTCCCATTATTTCATCTTGATAATACTTTAAATCTTGTGTGCCTACACTAATCCCTTGATTTATAGATTCACTAATTGCTTTAATTTTTACTTGATGTCCAAGATTTGCATTGTTGTCAGAAATAGCGTCTAACCTATAAGATACTGCTGAATTTACAGATGTCGGTGTAATATCATGTGCTTGTTTGTATAGCTCATATGCTTGTTTTTCTCTGCTAGTAAGATTGCTAGCAAATTGTTTGTTGCTTAAAGCATTTTGCACATTTTCTAATTCTTCATAATGCAGTGGTATATCTTTAGCTTGCATTGACATAACGCTAGCAAATTTTTCTTTTGCATTATTTATATATTTATCAGCATTTACTAAATTTTTTCGATTAAGTATTTCATTTTCTATTTTTTTATAATCTTCAGCTGTGTTTATGTTTCTTGTTTTGTCTTGCATACTAATTATAAAATTGTTTTCTGCAGTTGCTTCTATTGATTTCATACTTGGTAGTCTTGCTGACAAAGATTCTGCATATTTTATTCTGTCTTTTGCTGGCATATCTATTATAAACTGCACAAGGTCTTCTACACTTTTTACGTTATCTGCATCTCCATTTCGTGCTATTTTTAATGCTTCTTTTAATGTGTTTTTATCTGGTTCAGGACTTCTTAATTGATCTATAAGTACATTTGTTGCATCTGCACTTTCTGCGCTAAAATGTAATGATTTACTTAACTGGTCTTCTCTAAGCAATCTATTAACTTCAGGTCTAATATTTGGATCTGTTTCTTCAGTAAGTTGATTAATATCATCATGCGACATATTAGGATGAACTTTACTTAATAATCTAGATGTTTCTATTTCTATATCAGATGTACTTAAATCTTCTGCTGTTTTATCTATTGACCTTAATCCATTAACTATAGTTTCAACGCTACTATCAATTCTTGCGTCTATAACAAACATTTTTAATTTTTCATCTTCTATTGTAGATGGATTATATAGTTGTGAAATAAATTTAAGTTTTTGATTTTTTGTCATACCTATGTATGCATCAGTTAAATACGATTTATTAACTAACGATTGCAAACCAAGCAATTCATTACGCTTTGATTCAAATTGTGCTATTGTATAATACCCTACATCAAGTAAATTTTTTGCACTGCTGTATTCTTTTTGTATTTCTGCAAGCAAGCTATTTGTACTGCTTTTACCTATATTGCGCTTTATAGTATAAATAGCATCCAACCCTCTTATATGGTCATTTGTATTTGCTTCTAATATGCTAGCTTCTAACTCTTTAGATTTCATAGCAACGTATGTACTGTCTACATATGATTGACCAGCTTCTTGTATATACCGACTAAAATATGTGTCATCACCACCAGCTTTAATCATGTTGCCAACATGACCGCTTATAGCAATTTTATATTCATCTGCGCTTGTTGCATTTTTTGCGTAATATGAACCTTGTGTTTTTAATTCATTGTCAACTGATTGTTCAAAACGTCTAGTAATTATATCTTGATACGATGCTGCAGCTATTGAACCAAAATTTGATGGTGCTTTAAACGCTATAGGTTGATTGGTCTCTGGATCTATAGCTACTATATCTCCACTTTCAGCTGCCATGCCTTTCATTTTACCAGCTTGTTCAGCTTCTACAGCTGCTTTTTTATATGCACGATTTCTAAACTCGTCTGCTGTTGCAGCTACTTGTTCCCATAACTCAGCTTCACCTGTGTTTATTCTGCGAACGCCAACTGGCTTATTGAAGACTTGTGTTTGTTGTCTGATTACAGCCATGTTATTTTCCTGTAGTTAATTTTTTATTTTGCTGTGTCAATAGCACCTTGTATTCCATAGGCCATAGTGGCCGTAGCTTTTAGCATAGAAGCGCGTCTTGCATTTTTACCGCCACGTCGCAATGCCATAGTTTCTCTAGTTCTTGCACTAGCTTCCATTTGTCTTTGCTGGGCTAACCTGCTAAGATCTGTAGCTGAAATTTCTTTTTGTTTTTCTAAAAATGCTTCAACTGATCTATCTGATCCTATGTCACGTCCACTAGCAGCAAACATAGCGACGTTTGTTTTTGTTGCAATATCGTACTCGTATCTGCGTTGCGCTGCTTGTTGCAGTGCTAACACTTCACCTTGCTCACGTTCAGTTTCAGTGTTAAATGCTTCCATTCTAGCTGCATCTTCTTTAGCTTTACCGGCTTCTAAAGAAGCTTTTGCCGACATAAAAGCACCAATTAATTGAAAAAAAGCCATTATATAATTAACTCCGATATTAAACCATTAATTTGAAATGGCATTGGATCATCTTGCTCAATAGTAACTTGTGGGTTTCTATTGTATCCTAAAAGCCTAACCTCTTTGTTGCCAGTAAATCCAGTAATATTATTAATAACTCTGTTATTTACTTTAAGAGATGTAGAATCTTTTATATTAAGCACAACTGTACTTATTCCACGCAAATCACCTGTTACTGGACCATTGCCTGCTACAGTATCTATAGGATTAGTAATTATTTTAGATGTAAATTTTTTACCTACATAAAAATGAGTATAGTTATTGTGGGACGTCATAGTAATATTACCACCACTTACAGTAAATTCACCTAAGTAAACTTTATTAGTACCATCATAACCAATAACATCTACTGTACCACTAGAATATAAACTACTTACGCTTACTGTACCATTGCCATACGCAACGTATAAATAATTATCTAAACCAATATTATCTACAAATTCAGATAATACATAATTATTATTTATATCTTTTGCATAATAAAATAATTTATTACCTACAGATGCAGTAGCTAAGAAATCACCTTGTGTAGTAACTTTTGTCCAAGCTGCACGTTTTTCTGCTCTGTTAGAGCTAAACAATGCCATGTCACCATTTTCCATAGTTAAAGCAACATAAGATTCTTGAGTATTAAAACCAGAATGCACTACCGCCATGTCAACAGGATTAACTATTGTATGACTTGCAACTGTAGATACGCTTGTAGATACATAAGCATTTTCTGAATCTGAATATATATATTCACGTACTGATCTACCTCCACGTTCAACAAATATAGTAGCACCATCTATAGAGGTGGGTAGTACAAACTCAGTACCAAATGGTGTTTGTTTTCTTATCTGCGCGTTTGTAGGTGTAATAGCTTGGTTAAGATATGTTGGCACATAAAGCTCATCCGATAAAGTAAAAATTTGCAAATCACGACTTGAGTTCATATACCTTATTTCATTTACATCACCTGTTGCTGCTACTAAATTTATTGCATCAGTATCATCAGCATCACCAAGGTCAAAATTAAAAAACCTACCTAATTGACTCATCCAAATTGTATCTGGCTCTGCTATTGTTCCTCCAAAGCAAAGTCTATTTTCGTGGAATGTTATTGCTGCAGGGTAGCCGCGCACTCCAGACCAAGATTGTTCATCCCAGTTTAATGTGTTTGCATGTGAAACTATCTTAACAAGGCCCCCACCATCTTCAGATAAGTTTGCATTAGAACCTGCTATAATAGTGTAAGTATTTTCATCAATAATACTTGCAACGGATCTTGTGCCATTAAGGTTAGAAGCATTAATCCCACCCACCGCAGATGCATCTTCAATAGTTATAGATTCTCCACCAGCAAACCCATGACCAATTTGAGTAACTTCTACTTCATTTGAAGTGTCAGTTGTGCGTAATGGATTAATAATACTAAGACGTACTTTTAGCTCATCAAAAATTTTTACTTTACATTGGTTGCTAGATTGTACGCTTGTAATTTCCATTTCAGCTTTACCATATCTTAAAATAACTCCTTTGTGTGCTGAACTTGCATAGTTTCCATTGCTATTGTGGCTACCTGTAATATTAAAATAGCCAACAGCAGCTTCTTTATCACTAACACCAATACTTACATCGCTAAATGCTGTACTGCATGTTATAGAAGTAATCGTTTTAAAATATTCACCAGTAAATCCAGTTGTATTACCAGCACTTTGATAGGTTATTGTTTTAGCTGCGCCATCAGTGTCAGTGCCAATGATTGTAAATACATCATCTACTGCACCAGATGTGTCTGTAATTGTAACTTCTCTAGCAACATCAAATGTTACAGTACCATTATTAGCTAAGGCACCATTCAAAGAAATTGTAAAAGGACTGCTTGTATCATCTTGCTCAAGAGCAATTCCATTTGTATCTTCAATACCAGTTTTTGTGTAAAGAGCTACTTTTACACCGCTACCACTAGAGGCTCTAGGGTTAATATAAGCAAGACCTTGAAACTTGCTGTATGGCTGGTAGGTAACAGTTTGGTCGGGGCGAAAATCAAAAGCAAACTTACTAAGCTCAAAATCAGTTAGACTTGTTCGCACCAAAGTTCTTGGTGCAAATAATGGGTGACATATAAACATAACATCACCAGATTGTGCAGTGTTATATTGATGCAAATACTCTTTATCAAACGGTAATGCATTACCTTCTGTATCTTGTGTAATTGTACTTACTAAAGTTAAATTATTATTAGCAATAATCCTCCAACATAATATATATCCTTCACCAATGCCAATTAAATACTCTTCATTGTCGTCAAATACAAATGGAGCTAAATACAATTCTTTATTTGTTTGTGTATTTTTATAATGAAATTTACCACCATGTCGTTTCTTTACAGCACCTTCTGGTAATACAATCATATTCTCTAAGCTTTGCGCAGAGGCAGCATAGATAGGACTATCAGTCCTCATTACAGTATTGTCACTTATTTCGCCGTACTGAAAGCTATTCTGTGGTATTCTTACTTTCTGCATTAGCTACGCCTTTGTGCTATAAACCTTGATGTCATTAACTTGCGTGTTGTCTGTTGTTGCGAGTCAAGTCGTCTAGCTTTTATCATCTGTCTTTCAGCTTGTTGATCCATCATACTACCTAAAGAAGCATCTCGCGCTATAGATATTGATAACATTGCAGCCACTTGAAACTCTACAGCTAGTGTAAAGTAAGAAGGCCAAGAAGATTCGCTGGCTCTGTATATATAATCAGCAACAACAACTTCTTCTGTAGTTGTATCGCAGTATACTTTATCGCCATATGTGTCATATATTATTGGATCGTCATTAACTGTAACCGTACTAAGCATAAGAAGATCTGATGGCATTTGGTATGCCGCATCATATCTGCTTGTAGGCGCAGCAGCTAATCTGTTTAATACTTGTTGGTTAGTTGCAAATCGCCAGCGTGTACTTGTCAACGCGGCTCTTGCTATGTCCTCATACATTGCGTCAACTACATCAGCCTCAGCTGTACCTTCATCAAATGATGAAATAGGAGAACCGCCCATAAGGACGGAAGCGCGTGAACATACTTTTATTGGTGTATTTGCTGGCATTTCTTCAACCTATATATTGGGGTTAAAGGGGGCCGAAGCCCCCTAAAATATTAGTTGTTATCAAGAACTTCGTAAACGCCATTGTTGTCGATTACGACCGAACCCATTGACATCATTGATGTAGCTAGGTGTGCAACCTTTTGTGGTACATAGTTAAGCTCTGTTTGAACATCAGAGTTAATACCAATACCAACTGATGATGTATGGTATGCAAAGTTTTTACCACCAGCAACAGCAGACGTTGAGAAGATCTTAAATCCTAAGAACTCTTTCATTGTCATACCACCAGCAAATGGTAGGCTTTGTGGCCCAACATAATCACTTGATGCAAACTCATTAATGTTAAACAAGTCAGTGTAACCAGCAGGTGACATAGCAATATAACGCTGTCCGTCTTCTGGAATGTCAGCTGTACCCATTGTTTCAAACAATGTTAGTAGGTCAGCTTTCACTAATGCGCCAGCTGTGTCAGCGATTTGCGTTGAGTTTGCACCAGCATCCATAGCTGCTGTGATTAACTCATCTGTTTTGCGGCCTAATGCAGCAGCAGCAGATTGAGCTACAACTTGACGCTCATTGATGTTGATCTTTAATTCGTCCAACTTATCAATGTATTCCGCTGCGTAGTAGTCAGCCATTGTGACTTCTACGTTAGTGTGCGCTAGTTCCATTGCTGTAACGTCTCCGTTACGAGTCTTGGTTGACGCTGTGCCTGTTCCAATTTTCTGGAATCTTGCCACTGATGCAGATACATTTGTTGAACGTACTGTGTTGCGAAGCTTAGAACCCATGCGTTGATACGCCATGTGGACTTCAGTTTCGAACTGCTTAATAAAAGCTTGGTCGATAGTATTAGCCATTTTTTCTTCCTAAATATAAAGTTTCGGTTACTCGGGTATCCGTTCCTTCACATCGACAAGGGTATCCAAATGGGCCTTTCAGTGCATCACGGGCCGTGATGTTTCACTATAAGCACTTTTTTGTGGGGAAATGCAACGCACAAAATCAACATAGTGATTAGAATTAAACTCAGTTACACCTATTGCTTCGAACCCTAACCATGCTGCCCAATCCAACATAAACTGGTGATCGCTTAATATACGCATACACATTTCGTCCTGTGTTCTATCAAAAAATGTTATTAACATACGTGATCCACGCGCTATAGATGTAAAGTTTTTCTTAATATTCTTAGAAAACATTGCAAAAAACTGCGGCGTTTCTCTGCCATCTTCGTACCAAAGTCCAGATATTGCAGTAAATACTTCATCTTCTTTGCGTACTAGGTAGCAATCAGAGTATTTCATCATCTCTTCAATACATTCTCTGACATTATGATAGCCAAGGAGATTTATCTCCCTGACATTTTCTGGACTCAAGTTGGCAATTACTTCTTCAACATGGTCTTTTGTAAATGGCGTTAGATAAAAATTACCACGCTTTATTATCTTAGCTTCCATAAAGCTTCTTAAAGCCAGCTTCTACTTGCCGAACAAATGCAGGGTCATTCTTACTCCAGTACCTAGGATCTTGCATCATTTCTTTTAGACTATCCTCTGTAATACCAGCAGCAGGGTTTGCGTCTCCAACAAATGCTCCATCTTTCATAGCTTCTTGTATAGCTTCCATAGCAATAATACCTTCATGCGTTTCAAACATACGCTCTATTGCTGGCATAGTCTCACTAGGGAAAAACTTAGTAGCGAACATAGATGCCGCTTCTATCCGCTGATCTGAGTTTTCCCCTAGTTTTGCAGCTTCAGCATCGAGATCAGGAGCAGACCCATCTAATGCTTGAAGATACATTTCAATACCTTTTTCAAATTTATCTTGACCAAACCCATTGTCGTAAGATTGTTCAGCCCACCACTTGAGCAGCTCGTTATCAACTGCTTCTTCATCATCTACAAAATCTGGTAATGCATATTCACCAGCAGATGCAGGGCGATCAGCGTTTTTCGTAGCGTCAAACTCTTCTTGAAACTGCGCACGTAAGTCTTCTTCTTTAGTACCTAGTTTAGACTCTAGCTCTTTATATGCTTTGGCTAAGTCTTCGCCACTCTTGTACTTTTCTGGCAACCATTCTGGTCTATCTGGGGCTGTGTCTTCAGCAACTACGAAGTCACGCTCCTCTGTTTCACCATGTGTAGACTGCTCTGATTCTACTGGTATGTCATTCATTTGTTTTTACTCCTATGTGCATGTGATACTCGACGCTCTAAAAGGCCAACAATATAACGCTGACCTTCATGGTGTCGCAGTTCTTCTGTGGTCACATTAGGCCCATGTACCATTTCAATAGTAACTGAACGCAAATACTTTAAGACAGCCTCACCAGCAGGGGTACTAAATGTTTCAGCAATATTTTGGCTAATTTCTAAATCTTGACTCGTAGCCCTTTGATAACCATCGACTCCGATATTAACTTTGCTGGTCAATCATTTCACCCTGTTGTTGTTGCGCTTGTTGTTGCGCCATTTGTTGCGCTAATGCAGCTATTTGTTTACGCTGTTCTTCATCGCGAATCAAGCTTTCAGGAACGCCAAACTTTTTAGCTAGATGTATAGCTGTTTGTTCGCCATCAATAAGTAGCTGCAACATCTCTGGCCCAAATGTACCAGCAACCATCTCTAGGAAGCGACCAACACTAGAAATATCTTGATTAGATTGCGCTTGAGCTAACGGAGAAACAGAACGTATCTTAACTTCACGCCCATTTACAGTAGGTACATCAATACGTCCTTGCTTTTTAAGGATGTAAATAACGCGCTGTAGCACTGGTTGGACTAATTCAGCTTGTAACCTACCAAAAGCAGCACCCATGCGCCTAGAAAGGTCTGCCATGCGCTCTGCTACTTCTGTTGCTGACGCTGGTGTTTTGTCTGGATTGCCTAACATATCGTTATATAGCGCACGTTTTATGTTTTGACGCATATCACCAAGCACTAACTGGGCTACATCAAAGTTCCCTGCTGCACGAATAGGCTGCAATCCGCTAGATCCCATAGCTTTTGGTATAATAGATCCTGGGACTAACTGTATTGTATCTGGGTTTATTACGCCATCATCTTCCATTTGGTATATGCCAGAGATAGCCATCTGTGCATTCTCAAGTATCATTTCAATGGTAAGATTTGTAGTTTTTATAGCAGATAATGCGTTAATTAATGGGCCACGACCATAAACTTCACCTGCACACTTAGACCAACGGAAGCATATAAACGGATTTGAGCCGTTACCCTTCATTTGTTTGTAGTTTAGTACAGTATTTGTAGTCATACAGAACGCATAGCTTAGATAAGCCTCTTCATTCTTAGCTGTATAGTCACGACATATAACTTCTAGTACAGTTGTTGTCTTATCTGACCCCATATAATTCATAACCTTGGGATTAAACGTGCCATTTGGGTACATTATTTCCAAATGATCGTATTTTACACCCTTACGCTCACGGAAAACATGGTCAATTCTATCATCTGGGCCAGTATCTAGCACCACATGAGGCAATGGTATGGCAGAAAAGTTAACAGGATTGAGTGCATCGCCCTCTTCTACGCACAAAACACCAGTACCAACAGCTAAATCCATAAAGGATTCGTGTACTTCTTGGCTAAAGTTAGAGTTTTGTAGTATCTCAAAGACGTATTCTGTTACCTCATCAAGCTCGTTATCAACAGATTCGCGCTGATTTGGAGGAACTTCACTACCAGCCATGAGATCAGCCCACCTAGCAAAATTAGGCACAAGCCCAGATTGGAGGCGACTAGCAAACTCTTGAACGCCAACCACTGCAGTCTCGTCAAATATGCGATCATCGCGTCTTTGCCCAGCAGTTTCAGCGTAAAAACTTTCACGTTGAGGTAGCGCATACTCATAACACTCCTCGAACAACGGAACCCAGTTCTCGCGAAAGGACTTGGCTTTTTCATACTTTTGTATGTACTGCTTGGCTATTTTTTCCATTAACTAAACCGATCTAAAAATCCACCGCCACCAGATCTAAACAAAGAACGACGACCAGCTCCGCCACGCATACCTTTTTTTTCTGCGCTAGTCTCTAAAGCTTCACTAATATCTTCGCGTTTTTGTACAGCTACTTTTTCAACTTCTTCACGCTTTTCGTCTTCAGCTTCTATACGATCTTCAGCTGCAGCTTTTGCTTCAGCTTCTGTATCTTCTTCAGGTTTTTTTGGTTTGCTACCAAAACACATTAGTCATTCTCCTTGATTGTTTTACATTGGTTGGCACAGAAAAGAATAATTTTCAATGCACAATTTAGAGTCTTGACCACAATCCTTGTCTACGCTGTGGCTTCTTTCGGCTATCAAATACATTAAATGTTGACTTTGCAACAGTAGCAGACGCTGGTTTCTGGTTATTTATTAAGGCTCTGCCCTCTCCAGCACCCAACATTTGGTACTGTAATGCGTCATGTACGTGTGAAAACATATTTTTATCAGGTTTATCGGCATATCTTTCGCCCGAAACCTCCATACGTCTGTACTGATACCCACCTTCAAAGCCTTTTATTAGCTGCTGACAGCGAGGATCTATAAGAAATGCTGGCTTTCCGTCTGCCATTTTCTGTAATTGGGACGCAACACTCTCTAATCTTAGGTCAACAGAGTTAGAAGGAGCAGGGAAAGCACGCAAACCAGCACCACGCAGTATGTGAAACGGCGTTGATTCATCAGTTTGAGCGCGGAAATCACCAGCAGGGTCGCCATATATAAATACCTCGGAGCATGTAGAGAACCTAGTCGCTATCTCTTGGCGCAAAACTTCTGCAAATCTAACGATACCCATGTCAAATGCAACAATTTCTTGCTGTATTAACCACCTACCACGTACCTTTTGCCCCATTGTAGCAGCAGGTGTAAGCCCAAAATCTATACCAATGTATAGAGGTGCGCCAGCAGCGATAGGTATTTCCTCTTTTGCTACGTGCATATCGGCTGCAAACATCTGATAGATAGGTTTACCCTCTTGGATTGAGCCCAATTTGTTCATAACGTATACGTCAATCCAGCTTTTTGTCTTACCACGTATTAGATTTGGGTAGTAATCCTCGCGCATATACTCCCTATTCTCTGCGACATCGTTAGGCACATAGTCATCTATCTCCCCATCTTCGTCAAACTTTTCTATCATACCGCTAGGTTGGGTATAAAACGACCAATTGTCGGGTTTCACCAGCATTTTAGCCTGTTCTCTAGGGATATGGTCGGGCACTGGCACTTCGCCAGACATGATAGGCCACCAATGATCTTCTTCTGGTGCGTTGGTATCACAGATAACGCCTGTCCAAGTAGCGCCGCCATCACGCATAGAAGGAAAACGACCTACACGCATGGTACATGCATCAATAATTGACTTAGGAATCTCTCTAGCTTCGTTAACCCATATGCCTGTTAGCTCTAAAGATAGCAATTTCTTAACATCTTCTGGCCTATCAAGTGCTAAGAAGAGGACTTCAAGCTCTAGATCGCCTTTTTTTATCATATGTGTATAGGGAACTGACCAAGTAAACTTACCCCACTGGTCTTCTGGAAACCAATCAAGCCAAGTTTTTATGGTTGTAGTCTTTAACTGTGGGTTTGTGTTACGGATTATTGCCCATCTGCTGCGGCGTATGCCTTGCTTATTAGGCTTCTGCGCTAGTGCGCGTCTAAAAATTTCTACGCAACAAGATACTGACTTGCCAGAACCAACAGGCCCACGAATGCCACGAAAAAACGTATCGTCTTTCATAAACGCCTTAACAACTTCGCCATCTGGCTTGTATTTAAAATCTATCACTTATCTAATATCTTATTATCTATGCCAACTTTAATCATTCTAGCTGCAATTTCGGGGCCAATAGCCTCAATAATCTTGTCAGCTTCGTGATCTGTTTGGAAATCTTTAGGATGGTGCTTCATATGTACTATACGCACCACCCTACGTAATGTATCACGCTCTTTAGGCTGCAATGTATTTAGAAAACTCAAGGTTACTTTTCCTTTTTAAAGGGTGTCGCTCTAGTTTTTCGTTCTTTCTTAGGCTTTGCTGCCTCTTTTACCTCTATCAGAGGCTTAGAATTGCGTGTGCGCGTCTTTCCAGAGTAAGTCATTCCAGCTAATTCGTGTGTGTCGCCTGTATATGCGTCACCATTTTTAAATGTCCAAGCCATTATTTGTCCTTTTTCAATAGAGTTTTCTTTTTAGGGAAGCCAGCTTTCATATTTTTATAAGCCTTATCGCTAATAGTAGAATCCTTCTTAGATCTACTAATCCCTTTTTTCTTACGCGCATTCATGTTTGCATATAATCCTTTAGGCATTTTTCTTTTTATTCCTTTTGCTAATGGCTGCTGCTTTAGACTTAGCGTCAGCTTTTGATGATGCTCCCCATGCCTTTAGGCTAAGAAGAAGTCTAGTGGGTTTACCTTTAGAGTCACGTTCTGGGCCTTTCAT